ATAAAAATACAGTTAATGATGCTACTCACGGCCTAGCAGAATTGCTTACACTTCGCCCTGTTACTTACAAAAGCAACAGTGAGGGTGACATCATATATGGTGGATTAATTGCAGAAGAAGTACATGCTGCTGGATTGCCGGAGTTTGTGCAATACGGACAGGATGGTGAGCCGGATGGGCTTAGCTATGGCAACATGGTATCTCTCTGCATTAAAGCCCTTCAAGAGCAACAAGAGATCATCCAAGAGCAACAAGCACTAACCGCAGCACTCACCGCACGAATCGAAGCCTTAGAAGGAGACTTATAAATGGCAAGAACAAAAATACCAGTAGAATTTTCGAGCACTCCAGGGATTGTAGATAATTCTAGCACTACAGCAATTACAATTGATAGTGCAGGAGCGGCGACGTTTAGTGGCGACGTAATCACTGCAACATTAGGCACAAGCAACTTCCGCGCAGGTGTCAACGCAGGTAACAGCATTATAGCGGGTGGTAATTATAATGTTCTCGTAGGCGATCAAGCTGGTGCTGCGCTTGATACTGGTGACGGTAATGTTGCTGTAGGTTATGCAGCGTTAAGCACAGAAGACGGACACGGAAGAAATGTTGCAATTGGAAACAGTGCTTTAACAAATCAAAATGCAGGAGCTAATGCCTACAATGTTGCCGTTGGACATAGCGCAGGATTGTCAGTAACCACCGGCACAAACAACACCCTCATCGGTGGTCTTGCGGGTGATGCAATTACTACTGGCATATCCAACGTAGCTGTAGGTACTTATGCTTTAACTGATAATACCACAGGCGGTCAAAACGTGGCTATTGGCAGGGCTGCTTTAGAATCTAATACAACAGCATCTAACAACACGGCTTTGGGGTATCACGCTTTATTATCAAACACCACAGGCGCGTCAAACGTAGCATTGGGGTTTGAGGCATTAGATGCAAACACAACTGCAAATTACAACACAGGATTAGGATTTAGGACTTTAAGCGATAATACCACAGGTGCAAGCAATGTTGCTGTAGGTGCAGGAGCTTTAAAAACTAACACAACGGCATCTAATAACACAGCCGTTGGTTACGATGCTTTATTCGCAAACACCACAGGCCCATACAACACAGCAGTGGGTTGGGCTTCTTTAGACGCTAACACGACAGGGGCAGAAAATGTAGCTTTAGGTGCAGACGCTTTAGGACTAAATACAACGGGTAATAATAATGTTGCAATAGGTACAAATGCACTAGACGCTAATACCACAGCAAGTGCCAACACAGCCGTGGGTTACAGCGCTTTAGGCGCAAACACCACAGGCGAAAGAAACGTAGCCGTGGGTGCCACCGCAGGTGATGCAATTACGACAGGTATTCGCAACGTCTTGATGGGATATACCGCAGGAGGTAGCTTAATAACTGGAAGTAATAATGCAGCGTTTGGGGAGCAAGCCTTATCTAGCGACACAAATGGTCACCACTCAACTGCTTTTGGTCATGCAGCACTAGCTAATCAAAACTTCACCTCCACTGCAGACAGTAACAATACCGCAGTGGGCTACAACGCAGGACTATTAGTAACCACGGGAACCATAAATACTCTTATCGGTAGTCAAGCAGGCGTTAATCTTACTATAGGAAATTCCAATGTTGCTGTAGGTTATAACGCTCTTAGATATAATACAGCAGGCGATAGGAATGTTGCGATTGGTGTTGGGGCGCTAGAAGATCAAAACTTCACAAGTACTACAGATTCTTACAATATCGCTATTGGCTATGATGCAGGTACAAACGTAAGCACAGGTACTCAAAACACTCTCGTCGGTTCCATTGCGGGTGATTCGATAACGTCTGGCAGCTTCAACACGTTAGTTGGTCACAATGCTGGCGGTGCAATGAACGGCGATTACAATGCTTTTTTCGGGCGTTCCTCTGGTAGCGCAATGACTAGTGGTCAGAGAAACACGATTATTGGTTCTTACAATGGCAATCAAGGCGGCGTAGATCTCCGCACCACAAACAACCACATTGTCTTATCAGATGGTGATGGTAATCCGCGACTAATTTTAAATGCTTCTGGGGAAATTGTCAGCGCCCCCACGTTTAACAACACAACAGCGGCTGGTGCAAATATATACATTGCATCTAACAACAAATTTTATCGATCAACGTCTTCTGCACGTTATAAAAACACAGTCAACGATGCCGCTCACGGCCTGACTGAATTGCTTACGCTTCGCTCTGTAACTTATAAGGGCAATAATGATGGCGACACTGTCTTTGGCGGTTTAATTGCTGAAGAAGTGCATGACGCTGGTTTAACTGAGTTTGTGCAATATGATGATGAAGAAAGACCAGATTCACTAGCTTACGGCAACATGGTATCTCTTTGCATCAAAGCAATCCAAGAGCAACAAACTTTAATTGAATCATTAACAGCCCGACTCGAAACCTTAGAAGGAAAATAAAATGGAAAACCGTACTACAGAACAACTAGCGCAAGACTACTCAGCGATGGGTGACTCCGTAGCTCTTATTACAGATGTAATCGCAGGAGACTGCATGACTGATGAATCTGCTGAAGATCGTCAGGGGTGTGTAAATAGAAACGTACAGCACCTTGAGCTTATGGTAGCTAAAGAAGATTGGGGCGACGAAGACATGACCGCAGTTGAAGCAGCTATCAGCGCAGGTAATGGCTACACAGCCTCTTAAAAAATAATATTTGACAGTAGAGATATCTATTGTTATAATAGGTAAAAATATAGCAACATACTTATATGATGCAGGCGTTTAATACGAGAAAATTATGGCAAAATCCAAAGGTAGACACTTAGCAGACCTTATAAGTTCTAGTGGAACGGTAGCCTCTGACCGGTTTGAGGAAAAGACACTAACTATCGCAGGAAAAGAGGTAGACTTAGGAAGTACTCTAACTTTAAATACTGGAGATATTGGTGAGCATACTGACTATTTATATTTTACGAATGCTCGTGCAGATGCTCGAATTGCAAATGCAGGATTAGCTGCGAATGATTTAAGTAATGTATCAAGTATACCTCAGTCTATAATTGACACCTTTAAAGGTGTTCCAGGTCTTACTGGTCCTCAAGGCCCTACTGGTCCTCAAGGTCTTACTGGTCTTACTGGCCCTCAAGGCCCTGTTGGTCTTACAGGTCCCCAAGGTGCTGATGGCGTTGCTGGTGCTGCAAGTACTGTAGCAGGTCCTACTGGTCCTCAAGGTCTTACTGGTCTTACTGGTCCTACCGGACCACAGGGACCAACAGGTGCTACGGGTGCTACGGGTGCTGCAAGTACTGTAGCAGGTCCTACTGGTCCTCAGGGACCACAGGGACCAACAGGTGCTACGGGTGCTACTGGTCTTACAGGTTCTCAAGGTGCTACGGGTGCTGCAAGTACTGTGGCAGGTCCTACCGGACCACAGGGACCAACAGGTGCTACGGGTGCTACTGGTGCTACTGGTGCTACAAATGCAGCTAACTTTAGTGGCTCAACTTTCTATTCTCGTAATTCTGGAAATCCAATCGCCATTGATAATGTTGTTGATAACATGGTCGGCTATGTTAATACATCAACAGCCGCAGGCTACGCTGACGGAGCTGGATTTTCAGCAGCATATAGTAGTGCCTGGGTTGGGCAATTATTCGTAGACTTTAGAACTGGTAAATTATCATCAAGAGGCAAAAACAGCGGGACTTGGCAAGCTCATCGATTCATGTGGGATAACCTTAATGACGGCTCTGGCTCAGGCTTAGATGCTGATCTGTTGGATGGATTACAGCCTTCTCAGTTGTCTGTTAGTTACGCAAACTCTGCCGGTGCCCTCGCAGCAAACACTTCTCCAACCTTCAAGGTTGTAAATTTTACTGGGGTAGGTGGAGACTCTGGTAATGGCGCACAAGCAACAGGCTACGGTATTTATCAGCAAGGAGGATCATGGTCACCCCCTTTCCCAGATTTGTGTATTGCGTATCATACCGGTATAAAAATTGGGGCTCATTTTAACTACAACGGCACTCGTTTTTATAATAACTCAGATTGGGTAACAGAGCTATTTAGTGTAGGTAATGGAGACAATAATGTCCGTGTAATTTATAACTTATATAGAGGTGGTAATACCGTTTGGGATGCAGGTAACGACGGCTCAGGTTCTGGCTTAGATGCTGATCTTTTGGATGGATGGCACGCTGGTAGTATCGTCAAAGGTAGCAGTGGAAAAGGCACCACCCACATTGCATTTGGCAGCAGTGCAAACAGTGACTCTGGGTTCTATGATGTACATAACAATGGTACTCCTACAGCCACTTGGTATTCCATGGTAAACATGGAGCATTATGGTGGCAATCATGGACATCAAATTGCTGGTTCGTTCTACTCTGCGGGAGATTTGTATAACAGAAACAATAGTAACACTAGTTTCAGTGCATGGGCAAGGATATGGAATACAGCAAACGATGGCTCTGGCTCTGGATTAGATGCTGATCTGTTGGATGGGCAACAAGCCTCTGCTTTCATGTCGTCTGGCGGAGGAGGCTCTCCAACATTCACAGACTTATACGTAAACTCGTGGTTGAGAAATAATGCGGCTAATACGGGAATATATAATCAAGCTCTCGGCGCTCACTGGTACGCCAGTGCGTCAGGTCAATGGAATATGGGCGGGGGTAATACTCACCAATATCTCCGCATGAGAACAAACCACAACAGCACTGTTATAGGAACTATGTACGCTAACACCTCTTATCAACATGGCTTTCTAAATACTGCTGATGGTTGGAAGTTCTTTGCTGACAACAGTAATAACTTTTATTGCTACGGTAATATCACAGCGTATTATTCAGACACTCGCCTAAAGGATAACCAAACCCAGCTCACATCTGGTTCTGGACTAGCTTTAATTAACCAATTAAAAGTTAAGAGTTTTGTTTGGAACAATCTAACAGAAGACAACCCCTCTATTGAAACAGGTACTACTGAAATTGGTCTGATTGCCCAAGAAGTAGAACACCTTATTCCTAATGCAGTTGTTATCAACGAAGCAAGTAATCCAAGCAGCGCACAAATAGAACAGGCAGAAAAAGAAGGCTTACCTGTACCAGAAGTACCTAACTATAAAACTATTAATTACGATAAATTAATACCCTTCCTAGTTCAGTCAATTCAGGACTTATCTTCTGAAATCGACCAACTTAAAAGACAATTAACGGAGAAATAAAATGACAGTAACATACGAACTGTTAGAAGAATACACCGGCACTCGTTCTAACGAAATGCCTGACCCAGAAAACGAAGGGCAGACTATAGCTACAGAATCTGCCTGCCGAGACATCAAGGTGAAGTTTACTTGCGATGACTCAGGCTGTATTCATGAGCGTTCAGTCAACGTCTGTTTTGATGTGGAGGGTGCTTACGATCACGAAGCTACTCTAGTTCGTGTGGGCGAAGTCGGTATGGGTGTTGCCCATAAGATTTCCTGTGGAGTGATTAGCTAAATGGCACTTCAAGGCTCAGGAACCATAAGCCTTTCTCAAATTCAAACGGAATTTACAGGCGCGAATCCTATAAGCATGTCCGAATACTACAGAGGTGGTTCTTATGTGCCTACTAGTGTAGCGGGCGCTGCAGGCGCCTGGACAAGTTTTACAGGGAATACCGCTTATGGTTATTCGTACAATACTACTCAGTATACAACGGTGTTATATTGGGGAGGAGTTCAAATACGTTTTCAAGGAGGCCCACAGTTTAGCTACAGTCAAGGTGGTTATGACTACGAGCCGGGCCCTCTGTGGTCTAGTAGTGGTGGTGGTAAAGGTGGTGGTGTTGTATACTATTATCAGGTAAGGAGAAGAATTTCGGCGACTAGCATCACTGTAAATACATCAATTCCCGCGTCGGGGCAGATAAGTATGAGCCAATTTTATGGCGGACGTAAGACATGAGTTATACAATCACAGAGGTTTTAACAATCGATGTAGATATTTTTGAGACATTATTCAATGCTTCCTATGAAAAAATGGAACAAGGAACAATGCCCTGGGGTTCTTTAAATAACCCAAGTACTTTAGAAGAGAAAAAAGAAGTACTTAAAGAGCGTTTTGCTACTTTTTGTACGTGGCCTACTACAAAAGTAATTTTATGGAGTAAAGATGATACTCCTATTCAGATCGCAGCAGGAAACATAGATCCCTATGACTCTTCCTATATCGGATGGTCTTGGGCATTGCTTGGACCAGATGCTAACAACTCAAAAAGTTGGCTTTATGATGTAAATTATCTCGCTCAAACAAAAGAACATCTAAAAGAGTTATTTGGTATTATTGGTCAAAAAATAGAATGTGTTAAAGATGGCACGCTTTACAATTATCACATGAATAAGCCTAGTGCACCTACTTTTTATGAAGTTACAGAAGAGGTGTCAGAAGATGGTTTACTCGCAGTAATAAAATATACTTATTTATAGACATAAAAAAGGGGCGTTAGCCCCTTTCTCATTTACTCTTCTGTTTCAGCAGTTAATTCTGCTTCTAGTAGGTCTTCAAACCCCTTAACAGCTACTGCGATCTGGTCTAGCCTAGCTCGAGACTGTGATCCTTGCTGCTGCAAATCTTGAAGTTGAGATATAAGATACTTAGCTTTCTCACTAAGGTCACTTACATTGTAGTTCTGTTCTTTGAATGTAATTACTTGCTCTTCTTGTTGTTCTGACATAATTTTATTTCCTGTTTATTTAAAGATATCTTGCCAATTACCGGTAGTGCTTGCGCGGGAATACTCGGTGGCTCTGTTTTCAAAAAAGTTAGCGTGTTCAACGCCGTTTAACATATAGTCTAGCCAATCTAAAGGATTCTTTTCACTTCCAAAAATCTTCTTCAAGCCTAGTCCTAGCAGTCGTCTATCAGCAATATAGCGAATATACAACTTTACGTCTTCTGGTGTTAGATTAGGTACATCTGCACCCTCAAAACACAGATCAATAAACGCATCTTCCAGCTCAACTGAGCGTTCTGCTGCGCAGTAAATTGCGTACTTTAGGTCATCGTTCCACAGTTCTGGATTTTCTTGAATAAAAGTACGAAATAACTGTGACATACCTTCCACATGTAGACTTTCGTCTCGAACAGACCAAGTTACAATCTGTCCCATGCCCTTCATGAGGTTGTGTCGTGGAAAGTTCAATAGAATAGCAAAACTACTAAATAATTGAACTCCCTCTGTAAATCCGGAATAAATAGCCATTGTTTTAGCAATGTCCATTTTTGTACTCATTCCAAAGTTACTTAAATGTTCGTGCTTGTCCATCATAGCTTTATGCTTCATGAACTCTTGGTACTCATCCTCACCATAACCCAGTGTTTCGAGTAGTAGTGAGTATGCTTCCTGATGTACGGCTTCCATTGCTGCAAAAGCAGACAACATCATTCGTACTTCAGGTTGTTTGAATGTTGGTAGATAATGTTTAGCATATCCACAACATACGTCAACGTCTGCTTGGGTAAAGAATCGGAAAATCTGTGATAATAGTTTTTTATTGCCAGGACTCAGATTTTCACGAAAGTCCTTTAAATCATCTGCTAGATTTACTTCATCTGGTAGCCAGTGCATGTGCTGCTGTGATTTATAATGTTCAAAAGCCCAAGGGTAGTTAAACGGTTTATAATAATCTCTCTCTTCTAGTAAGTTACTCATCTCTATCCCTCACACGCTAAACAAGCGTCTTCATCTATGCTATCAAACATATACTGTCTTAAAGTTTCATCTGAAACTGTCTCAGCCCTTTTCATTGCTTCACTACGCAAGTAGTATAATGTTTTTACTTTCTTTTTCCAAGCCATCATATGTACTGCGTGTAACTCTTGCTTTGATATATTAGCGGGGAAAAATACATTCAAAGATTGACTTTGACAAATTTCTTTCTGTCTATCCGCTGCCATATCAATAACCCATCTCTGATCTATCTCTACGGCTGTCTTAAATACATCTTTTGTATACTCATCAAGAAAATCTAGATGTTGTACACTTCCTGCCTTTGTAATGATACTCTTCCAAACTTCATCAGTATCTTGATCTATCTCTTGGAGAATGTGCTCAAGATACTCGTTCTTCATTAAACTCGACCCCGACTTAGTCTTTTGAGTAAACGCATTAGCTCGATAAGGCTCAATACTAGGACTAGTATTACCGCAAATAATGCTACTACTAGCATTAGGAGCGATTGCCAAAAGATGACAATTACGCCTTCCAGTACCCGCAGCATCAGGAGCCTCGCCTCGAAGAGTAGCGAGTACAATACTTTCTTTTTCTGCTTCAGTTTTGATGTGTTTAAAGATTGCCATGTTGCGACCTTTCGCGATAGCACTTTCAAACGGTATATTATGTCTCTGTAAATAGGCATGAAATCCCATGGCTCCTAATCCAATACTACGTTCTCGTTCAGCACTGTATCGTGCTCGTTCTAGTTCACTTGGAGCATTCGCAATAAAGTGAGATAGTACATTATCTAACATGCGTACTAAATCAGGTATAAACTGCTCATTGTTGCTCCATTCATCATATTCTTCTAAATTTACACTAGAAAGACAACATACCGCTGTACGATCCTTGTCTGTAGCAAGTGTAATTTCACTACATAAGTTTGAGTGATGTACTTGTAAGCCAAGAGCTTTCTGACAATCAGGCAAAGCTGCTTGTACAGTATCACCAAACATTATGTAAGGCTCTCCAGTTTCAACACGATTCTGGATCAATTTAACCCAAAGTGCCTTAGCCGAAACACTCTTTACTACGTTTCCTGTGTGCGGGTCTACTAGATCCCAGGAATCATCGAAACCTTCTACAATTGTAGCTTGTTCGATCAATTCCATAAATTTGTCTGAAATAACAACCCCATGATGCAGGTTAGTAGACTTACGGTTGATATCTCCACCAGTAGGCTTTCTGATATCTAAAAACTCTTCAATCTCTGGATGGGAGATTTGTAGATAGCCAGCGTAGCTACCTCGTCTTGTTACTCCTTGAGAGAAGGCGAGCATTTCTGCATCTACTACTTTCAAGAAGGGGATTACTCCAGTACTCTCTGACCCCGCTGAGGTTTTACTCCCTACAGAACGAATACCGTTCCAGCAACCGCCAATCCCACCACCAACACTCGAAAGAAAAGCATTCTCAGTATAGTGGTTAGTTAAACCTGTTCTACTATCATCAACATAATTCAGAAAACAACTAATAGGTAAACCTCTTGTAGTACCTCCGTTACTCAGAATAGGAGTAGAGAACATGAACCATAGCTTACTAACATAATCATACAATCTCTGTGCGTGAGCTTCATCATCTGCAAACGCACTAGCCGCTCTTGCAAACGCCTCTTGTGGAGAAGTCTCACCGTTTACGAGATACCTATCTTCCAATGTTTTAATACTAAACTCAGATAGATATCTATCTCTTCTATAATCAATTACTACGTTCATTTATTCTCCGCCCTATATCTGCCAAATTATCAGCTCCAATTGCATCATCGCAATAAGTTATTAAATCCATTAACTCGTAATTTATTAGTAACTGCTCTGCATTCTCATTCAGTGCTTGTATATACTTATACTTACTAACAAGTGGTAGTACATTGTAGATATCCATTGCATCGCCATATTCTTTTATAAGCTGTTCAGCTCTCTTAGGCCCAATTCCTGGTATACCTGCAACATTATCACCCTTATCCCCAGTTAAACACTTCATTGAGATGTATTCTTCTGGACTTACGTTGTAATGTTCTTCCCAATTATCTAAACGTACTTCTTTTCGAGTAACATAGGAGAATCTTGATACAGTTTCTTGTATAAGTAGATCCCAGTCTCGGTCACTTGATATAAGCCAGATATAATCTAATCCGTACTTATCTTTTTCTTTTACTAGATGAGCAGCTATATCATCAGCTTCTACACCTTTATAGCGAAGGATGGGATAATCCTCTGCTAGTACAGTTAAAGACTCTTCGAACTCTTCAAAGAACTCTTCAAATGCTATCTTCTCTTCTTCTGTTTGAGTAGCAAACTTATCTTTTCGATTCTGTTTATAATCGGGTGAGATATTCTTTCTATATACAGAGGAGCCCCAGTCTGCTGTAATTATAACATTCTTACATTTGTATGACTCGGCTAAGCTCTGAACAGTTTTTTGAAAATCATATCTAAAGTCTGTCCTACCTTGGTGCTTCCATCGAAACGCTAAGTTAAGCGAATCTACTACTAGTGTTGCCTCTTTTCTATCTTTTACAATTTTATCTGTAAAATTAAATGCCATTGATAAACTCTACTTTTTCATGCTCTAACCATTCGGTAGCTAATGAAATATAACAATCTAGCCAGCTAATATACATATAGTTTACTACTTCTGGCTTTATTGCACTTACTACAAATGGTTTTGACCGGTTATATTTAAAAAACAATAAAGGCTCCTGGTTACCGCCTTCAGCTTGTATTACTACTTTCTTCCACCAACGAATTAAGTTATTCGTTTTCTGAGCTGTAAACATAGAGTCGTTTAAAGGAGAATCAGCATAGTTTTTAACTTCAATACAAAACCGATTCTTTTCATGAGGGACATATAAATCCCCTTTTAAGTATTCGAGAGCGCCAGAAGCTGGCACTCTCTCAAACTTATATCCTGTAACTTCTCTAAGCATATCTCTAATCAGATACTCGCCCCGTGCCCCTTTCGCTCTCGAATCTACCATTCTCTTCTTCTGTTTCGGATTTCTCCGGCTTGGCTGTAAGCTCTTTAGTTAATAGAAATGTCCTTCTTTGTGATGATGCTCGTTGTGCAACCTTTGCTATATGTCTCATACGAGTACTTTTCATTACTTCTCCAGTTTACTAACGTTTCCTGCCTTAACCACTTCCACTTTCTCTAACAGAGGATGTGTCCAGCCATGACTGACAACATAAGTATTAAGACCTTCTTCGCCGAGTAGAACTTCTACTAGCTTCTCTCTGCCTGTATCGTCTAATACATTAATTACTTCATCTAAAAATAAGATATTGATTTGAGACTTTGAAATACTACTCATTAGCTTACGAATCGCAATCAATGTAGCAGTATTTACTCTTGCTAACTCACCGCTTGAAAGTGCTAGAATATCTACTAGACTTCCGTTGTCAGTGATTTGTACATTTAGTTTGTCATTTGATACTACAAACTCAAGTGTAAAACGACCGTCTGAAAGCTCCGCAAGATAAGTATTAGTAAGCTCTTCTAGTTCTTTTACTAGATTTTCAATCTTATATGCAAGCAATCCATTAGTACTAAAAGACTTCTTCAATACTTCTAAGTTAGAAGCTATCTCTTGCTCGGCTTTGAATAATTTTGTACATTCAGCTAAGTCGGATAAAAAGTCATCTGTTTGCTCTTGGATTACTTGAATACGAGTATTCCTTTTAGTCCTGCGATCATTCTCTTTCGCAATAGCATTAATACTATCTCTAGACTCTTTCAGAACTGTCTCTAATTCCTCAATCTTTTCTTCAATATCTGACTTGTTCAAAGGTATAGAAGGTAAATCTGATTCTATACTTCTGTACAAATCTTCCCATTCTTTCTGGGTTTTTGTCTTTTTCTGAAATTGTTTATTATTTTCTATAATTTCAGTAATCTGTTGCTGGATACTAGCGGATCTTGCCTTTGCATCATCTATTCTTGATTGCTCAGTACTCACTAGCTGACTCATGTGAGTAGGGTCTATCGACTGTTCGCAAGTGTGACAATGAGTACCTAATGTTGTCATCTTCTCGATAGCTTTCTTAGACCCCGCTGCGATTTGTTTAAGACCGCCTAACTCTCCCTGTAAATGATCGTAAGATAAAATTTCACTAGCTTTAATACCTTGTACTGAGGCTAAGTCTATCTCGTTCAGCATGTTTTTATACTGATTATTCATAGAAATTTTTCTATTCGTATCAGAGATATTTTGAAGTTCTATTGATAGAGAACGTAACTCTTTCTCGTCTTCTTCCGTGTAAACTTCAATATCTTGCATAGGAAGTAGGGTAGTATCACTCAATTTGTTATCTTGTAACCATTTTTCGATAGTTGCTATAGTCGCTTCAATCTTAGTTAAGTTATTACCATAACCTTTTGCAGCTTCTTTGAATACTTCAAACAGTTTAACATAGTTCTCTAGGTGCAACAAATCTATTAGAAACTTTTTTCTATTTGTGTCTGTCGCTGTAAGAAACTGTAAACTAGTACTTGTATTCTGGTACACTAGCTGAGTGAATGTTTTAAAATCAATACCAATTATATCTTGCAGAGTCTTATAAGTATTTGTAGCCGTGTGGCTACTGATGTCCTCTCCATTATGTAATAATTGAATCTTGATATTTGTTTTACGGTTGATTATAACTTCATAACTTTCCGCATCTTTCTTAAAGTAGAGGTGAATACTATAACCGTTATTCACATATCTATTGGGTATATCTACTTTCTTGATGCCTTTTGAGTTTTTATTATACAATGCTTCTTCGATAATTAACGGTATGGATGATTTACCCATACCGTTAGTACCAATTATCTGAGTTACTGTATTATCCGATAAATCTAACTCGTTATCCGCACCGTAGCTGAAGCAGTTACTCCATTTCAACTTTTGAAGCGTAATCATTAAAAGTTCCTATAATATCAGGTATTCGATCTTCGTTAATTTCTAGAATATAGTTTAAGTACTCTACTAACTCTTCTTCGATGGTCATATCCTTCTCGATAAAGAGGGCAGCTTCAGAAGAACGTTTTACTACTTTTTTATCTAGTAGTTCTGTGTTCTTAATGCCTGCTAGTTCTTGGATGTCACCTTCTATCTCGTAAATAGTATGGTGATAATCGGTAGCTACCATCTCTTTTGGATCACTAACTGTTTTACGAATTAGTTGCGGTAAGCTAAACCTTTCCCAGAACCATGACCAATTGTTTTCATTAATTAGTAGATATCCTGTCTCAACTACGTTTCTATGAAAAGAAGTTGTCATGGGCGAACCAGGATATACTATGTTACGCTGCGTGTTGCTATGTGCGTGTAGATCACCAGCAAACACAACAGGGAAACTTTCAAATCTACTTAAATCTATTTCTGGTTTAACATGAGGTGGAATCTCACCACGAACATGCGTAAACAAAGGTTTTGATGTATCAAACTGCTCTATACTGCCTGGCCTATGCAGGTCAGCGTATGGTAGTATTCCATAACCTAAATCTTCATCAATATACGATATATCTACTATGTTTACTAGAGGATTAATATCCCTTGAGACTTGTTTTAACTGTGTAAAGAAAGTCTTGTTCTTCTTAGTAGCTTCGTGATTTCCGTCGTAGATTATGGTTGGAATCTTTACCTTTCTAATAAAAGAAAAGTAAAGCTCCAACTCTTCCATATTTGGCAGACGGTCAAATAAATCTCCTCCAATAATGTGCATATTGCACTCTAGTTCGAGGTCATAAATCTGTTGAAAAAACAGTTTATACCGATTTAGCGCCCACTCTCGTGGTACATTCTTTTGACCAAGCTTGATATGCCAGTCTGCCGTGTATAAAATCATCCTACATTAAACTCATCTTCTAAAGTTTCGTCAATCTCATCAGCACCGTTTTGACGGAATTCATCAAGCAAGGCTTTTTGAGCATCTGGTGTTGGGCGAGGCATAACCTCATCCATAGATTTCAACGCATTAAATAATACCATCTCATCGTCATCCAAAGCACGAGTCTTACACTTCAATACTTGAAGCTGGTACTCAACATTGTATGCTAGTGGACCGGTTTTTACTCGCTTGAACTTAACTTCCCAGCCAGTTACAGGGTCTGTTGGATCGCCCAAGTCTTCTGCTGCTGTCATGATTTGCTCAAAGAGCTTCTTCTTTAGATTTACTACTTTGACTTCGCCATTGTCAATGCACTGCATTGCGTAGCTCCAGCCACACTTCAGGTCGGGATTGTACTCTCGAACCCAATCTTTTTCTTTGTTGTTGAAACGTTCTTCGTTTCGGTCGAAGGACAGACACTCAAAGGGAATGTTCTTGCCGTTCTTACCTTCAATCCAATATACATAACGAGCTAGGATATCACCTACTAAACGAAGACTATTGTCTCCATCTCGATATGTGTAAGAGTTGATTGAGGATTTCTGTGCAGCGCCTTTTGATTTTCCGAATGTTAAAGCCATTTAATGTTTCTCCGTTGGGACTTCTTCAAATAGAAAATGTAGTGTTTCATCTTCTATTCTCAATAGCCTATTATTAATAAATAATGACCTGTCTATAGGGTTATGAAACAGGTCTAAAGTAATTTCTCCACTTGCATAATATTCCGCTAAAGGTCTCAGAGAGGCTAGAGCAAGATATTGTGCAGCTTCGATATTGGTATATTTGTATAAGTTGTATAAAAGTACATCTGGATGCAATATGTAAGATTTACCACTATAGTCTTTCAGATAAAACTTGTACAGTTTATCGTACTTGTTGCGAGGAACTAATCCGTTAGTCAACATTTTGAATATCAGGACGACGTCGTTTACACTTCCATTTGCATCTTTAAATACCTTCTTCCAGTTATACAAGAGCATATTATATCAAACTTTCCCTTATTTGTCAAGAACTTTTTTTCTTAGGTTCCCGATCTTAGCATTTATAGCTGTTTTATTTCGTAGCCTTGCTTTATATAGTATCCCATTCGATTTGATGCTTGTCGTTGGGCCGTTTTTCCTACTAGATGTATGTCTAATATTACTGGAGAAGTTTTTCCCTCTTGCTTCCGTATGACACGACCAATAAGCTGAGTAAGCAATGGTTCATTGTTAACTGGAGTAGCAAGGATGAGACAGCTTAGACTACTAACGGAAATACCTTCGCTAAAAATAGCTTGAGTGCCGTATAAAACAGTTTTATTCCCGTACAGTATTTCGTCTACTAACTTCTCCCTGTCCTCATGCGATACCTCACCCGTAACACATACGGATGTTTCACCTGTCAGTTCGGCGCAGCTCTTTAAAAAAGCGACTCGATCTGACACCACGAGTACCTTATGCCCTTTTGCAGCGTAGCCTGCTGCGAGCATAGCTATTGTGTGTCTATAATCACTATTATTGGACAGATCATTAATTCGATTAGCCCAAGGTATGTTAGCTCCGTCCATAAATCTTATTTCAGATTTATAAACGTGTATCTTAGGTACCATATAGTTTTCTTTTGGTGGTTGATACAGCTTAGGTCCAAAGTAGTCTCTAAACACCACATGCTTACCGTCTTTTCTTTCTATAGTGCCTGATAAGCCTATCTTATTCTTGCAGTAATTTGTATCTAAAAGTCTAGAAAAGGTGGGACTACTAACATGGTGCATCTCATCAAGTATAATAGTCCCAAACTCTCGTTTTATCTTGTCTATATTTCGGTACAAACTCTGTGTATTCCCAATGACGATAGGAGCATCAATTTCAAATCTACCACTGCCTATGATGCCAGCCGTAATTCCAAATACTTTTTCTACCTCTCTCGCCCACTGGTTTCTTAGAGGGACGGTGTGGACAATTACAAGAGTCTTTTGACCCAGCTTAGCTGCGATAGCTAAACCTGTAAAAGTCTTTCCCCAACTGACCCATGCGTTGATTATAGCACTGCCTTCGATATCGTCATAAACAATTTGTTGACTTTCCCGCAAAGGGAACTTAAACTCAGGAAAGTCAACAGGCAACTCTAAACGTTTATCGACTATTTCGTAGTCATCTGGGATTAAATCCATCCTTCCCACAGGTATAGTAACAAGATTCTCTCGAATACGTGACATATTCTTGATTACTTGAGGAGCTTCGTGTTCGTTGAACCCAGGAATAGTATAGGTAAGTTCTTTATTTATAACTTCCCTATACTCTTTCGTGCACTCAAGGTATATCCTGTTACTAATAACTGCTTTCATAATCCTAGTTCATTTTTGGCTATAATATAGTTCTTTACGAACTCGGAACGGACAATATCGTCTACACCAAACTCTATAAAGTCGAATTCGTTCATACGCTTGAGTACTTGTATGAAATCCTGCATCCCATTCTGCTTCAAATCGGCTTGGCGGAAATCTCCACAAAAGATAACTCTACAACCCTCTCCCATCCTAGTAATAATGGAGTCTAACTCATGAAAAGACATATTCTGACATTCATCAATCATAATGACAGCATGCTTTAGAGTAATTCCCCGAATAAAGGAGGTAGTCATAAATTCTACTAAACTTTTTTGCTTCAGAATACCATAAGCATCCCCTCTACCAAAAAGCTCATTAGCTATATCTTTGTATGGCTCTTCATATACGGAACCCTTTTCTTTTTCTGTCCCTGGAAGAAATCCAATGTCTCGTGTTGGAACGGCACTACGAATAATTACTAACTTTTCAAAAATCCCTTTTGACATATCGTCAAATGCAAGATAACTTGAAATAAACGTCTTACCCGTTCCCGCTAGACCGTGCAAAAGAAGATGATTATTAGATTCAAATGCTTTTAACTGATTCCTAGTTAGGGGTTCAATTTCTTGAAGGGTAAGACTAGCTCCTGCTAGAGTTTTAGTCTTTTTGTTAGCTGCTATTTTAGCCATAGGTTTCCTTATACTTTTCTGCGAGTGTCTTTGAGTTTAGTCTCAGAATACTCGTATAAAATCCACGGAAGTCCGTGAAAATGTAAAATACCCGCCCAGATCATGCCGCTCTCTGGGGGGCGTGGTATAGTAAAAGGAAAATTGATTCCTCTTACCCATAGTAAGGATGCTACATCCTTTCTCTCAATTTTTTTAATTTTATAATATGATAACTTACACATTAATGTTTTTTCATATATAAAAGTTCTTCCTAGAGAGTCAATATAGCAGCCACTCTTCTGTTTTACTATTCCCGATAAGGTATCTATTTGATGCTTTAAAGGCATTAAAGTGCTAGAGAAGGGCGTCTGTATTCTTCTAATCCCAAGCCGCTCTCCAGGCATATTACGGTCATCTAGTAACATCCCGTCTAAGAATAAAAGTCCGTCTTGTAACCACCAGTCATCAGAAGGTAGTTTATAAACGGGAAACTTAATATTCTTTGCAGCCCTGAATGAAACTACTATAGACATTTCTTACTTCAACAAACCCAGCACTCGGGCACCTTTAATATCTAAAAACTCAGGTCTGTTACATATTAATAACATACCCCAACCACAATTGAAAGTATTTTCCATATCTTCCGACGTTAGGTCTAGTTTATGTTTTAAATCCTCCCAATAAGAGTCTAGGGTGAGATTAATAGCATAATCAAGCCCGTTGAGCACCCGTGGCAGATTTCCATGAATACCACCACCAGTTATATGAGCACAAGCTTTAATATACTTTAAGTTATTTAAAATCTCGTCTGTATATATTCTAGTAGGGGTTAATAAGTCTTCTGTCCAATTATCTAACTTTTTCCTAATAGTAGTAAATCCATTACTGTGGACACCACTACTAGGAATGCCTACTATATAGTCTCCTTTCATTACAGGAGAAGAGGGCAGTTTTTGCTCTACTACTCCCATTATGAACCCTGCTAAATCAAACCATGAATTCTTAAAAAACATAGGATTTAGCTGAGCGGTCTCTCCTCCTACTAACTTACATCCAGCTAACTCACAGCCTTTCAGTACTCCAGCTAGAATCTCTTTACTCTTATCAAGATCGAGATTTCCAGTGGCGTAATAGTCTAAAAAGCTGTGTGGGCGTGCTCCAAGACATAAAATGTCATTAGCGCACATAGCTACAAGATCAATACCTACAGTGTCGAACTTATTAAAGTGTTCTGCTATGAGAAGTTTAGTACCAACCCCGTCAGTAGATAATACTATTTCACTAGCAGAATCTACATTAACTACGGCTCCATAACCGGATATTCCTAAGTACTCTGCCAATTCATTTGCTTTAGCTTGATCAACCATATAACTTCTCGAATTTACCCATTGAATAATCATCCCCAACTTCAAAGTCACAACCAACTGGGGCACCTGGAATACTAATACCTCTATCTAACTGAATATACTTTTGGAGAGCCTCCATGTAAGAGTCAATCTCTCCATCTGGAACTTCAGCCAGAATCGAGTCATGTACTAGAGCAAAGATACGAGCCTTCATCTTGTTTGCTTTTAAATGAATCTCCATATCAATAGCACCTAATAAGTTAATGTCAGATGCTACGGATTGTACTAAAAAGTTAAGTCCTGATCTAACACTATGACTCTGTACTCCTTTATCTGTAGAGGCAACATTAGGTAATCGTCTTTTTCTTCCAAAGAAACTATAGATAAATCCATTCTGTTGTATAAACTTCTGGTTCTGCTCAATCCATGACTTCAACTTATGAAACTCTTTGAAGTACTCATCAATGACTTCTTGGGCTTCATTACGGCTAAAGTAAACTCCGCTATCCTTGGTTACTTGTTCACTAATCTTATTAGCGCCTGCACCATATAGAATACCAAAAGTTACAGCTTTAGTAGCCTGGCGTTGCATTGGGTAAAGTTTTGCTACATCTTCTACTTCACATGGTAGACTAAACACTTTCTTAGCAAGAGTACTGTGAAAGTTGCCTCCACTACGGAAAACATCTTTCAGTGCTTCATCTTCTGCTAGTACGGCAACAACATATACTTCTGCTGTTGTTAAGTCCATCGCTACAATCTTATGTCCAGGGGCTGCTTTAATGCAACCTTTTACTGTAGGGTTGTCTCTAGGAAGCTGCTGCATATTCAATTTACCACTAGAACTCAGGCGACCAGAGGTTGTAGTGTGTAGATTGAAACCAGTACGCAAACGAGAGTCTCTATCTAATTGTGGAATAATTTTATCTAAGTAAGTATTCTTGATCTTACTTTTCTGTCTAATGTCAATGATAAGTCCTGGCACTGGTGAAACCTGTGCCAACTCTGTCAGTACTTCTACATCTGTACTATCTGCTCCAGTTCCCGTCTTCTTACCAGTTGGATTAAGTCCCAGGAAGTCAAACATTAGCTTTCGTAGTTGTACTGTACTATTCGGATTAAAAGGTTTTCCTTGGATCTCCTCGAACTTCTTAATAGCAGGATTCTTGTACATCTCAGTCACAGCATGGTCAATATCATTTTGCATTTTTACTTGAGAGAACTCTAGTCTATCACGGTCAAATGGTACGCCATTGTCTTGAATGTCTGTCAGAAACCTACAGCCTGGGATAAGAATATTTTCATATACCCAGTTCAGTTTAGGATTCTGCTTAATCTTTATAAACTTCTCGAACAACAAGAAAGTACATAAAGCATCCATACCAGCGTACAATTTCATGATATCAAAAGGAATCATTCCCCAATTGAAATCATCTTTCTTGATACCCCGCTCCTTCCTGTACTGATCCATCCAAGCGTACATCTCCTTTTCATAGTCACCATAAGGGGTGAACTTTAGAGACAGCTCTTTCAAGCCATGACCGCCTGGGTTCTCATCAATCAAATAATGGAGAAGCATAGTATCTTCAAACTTAGGAAACTTGAAATTAAACTGATACTCAAAGAATGCCAAATCGAATTTCGCATTATGAAAGATTACAGTCTTTTTATTAAATAATTCTTGGAGCAGTCGTTCTGTTTCTTCGTCAAAGCACTCTGTATCTATATACGCGCCTTTCTTATCGTCATACGCCATAGATAGACCTAGAATGTAGCCATCACGAGGATATAAGCCAGTAGTTTCAGAGTCTAAAGCTATATAAGGTTTAGGAGCATCAATTGCTTCTTGGATAAATTTATTGGCCTCAGCAGTGTCTTGAATGCCAAAAGCAACACTTTCATCAATTACTACTTCCTTGACTTCACCAGCGATGTATGAAATGATACTATCTTTAGATGTGTCCCAGGTTTTCTTTGCTTCTGGTTTAAAAGCAAGCATAGCAGGGTTGATAATAGGCAAAAACTTGCCGTCTACAGCCTTACCAGAGTAAGCTGTCACAGAATTGATTTTAGTGAAGTACTTCAAAGCGTCTGAACCTATCAGGATGATCCAGTCATAGGCTGCTATGTCAATTTGAATATCACAGTGGCTTTTCAGAACCTTCTTAATAGTAGGGTCTGAACATAGCTGATATTGATCGAACTCAAACGAATGCTCGAATTCTTGCTTAAAATTAGTTCTACTTGGTTTTGTTTCTACTAGTGCTACTTTAGGCTTTATTAGAGTGCCTGTCATATACTCATCCTCAATTATATAGTTTATTTTTTAACTTTGATACTTGACTCTGTGTTAGTGATCCTGCATCTTGTTCCTTATTACCGAACTTAATGTTACGATTAGTAAGTTTAGCATTATCACATAACTCTATTATTCTAGCTGAGGCTGCCTGCCCCGCTGCGTCATTGTCTAAGAAGATATCTATGTTATCTACTCCCTGCATAGTGAGCATACTTAGTCTATCATCTGTGACATTCTTAACTCCAAAACAACATATAGCGTTAGTTAGTCCTTTATCGTGTAGATTAAGCATATCAAATATACCTTCTACTAGAATCACACTACCTTGTATCGGTTTAACTATTGGGAACAAAGGCATCTTAGCACCAGCAGGTAAGTTTAAATACTTAGGTATACCCATTGAGGTATGCCGACCTTGAAATGCTACTATCTTACCAGTCCTGTCTCGTATCGGAAATACAATACGAGATAAATAATCCGATCCGCTATGTATGAAAGCCTCGAACCTTTTGTAAGTCTCTGGCTTAATATCTCGCCAGTCACCAACATAAGGCATCGCACCCTCGGGAAAGGCCAATCCAATACTTTCTGCCCTCTTATCTCTAATTTTCTTTTTTAGAAGTTCTCGACGTAATTGTAAATAGTTTGGCCTTTCCCCAAAATGCGTGAAAAGGTTTCCTTTAAATTCGCAAGAGAAGCAGTTAAAGATACCAGTAATCTGATCTACTCTCAAGCTAGGGTTTCTATCTGCGTGCTCGGGATTCAAGCACTTTATTATAAAATCACCGCCCTTTGGTGTATATCGAATATCTTTGCTTATTAGCAGTTCCGATACATTCATAGTAAGCCTCTGTGTCAATATGGTATTGTAGTTCTTCGTATCTTTCTAAGCAATCGGCATCCATTTGATGTGAAAGCGCGGATAGCTTATGTATAGTTACTTCTGCTGCTATGTAGTCATCTAGTTCGATAGAATACTCAACAGTGTCTAAAAGGTTTAAAATCTTAATTTTGGAATTATTCGTCACATTACCATCTACTTTATAGCTTATTGTCATAAATCCTCCTTATCACAATTTAGAATACATAGTATACTAGATTTCATCATAGTAGTCAAGAATTATTTATTATATGTCATCTATACTTTCCCCTGTTTTATGCGAACTATCCTCTCTTTCTTTTGGAGTCAACTGTGACTCTGGTCCAATTTTCAAGGTTTCCCAATTTACCTCTGAAGAAAAAGAACGCATACTGGCGGCTCGCATCTTAACACAGTTAAATGTCATGCAGTTGTCTTCTTGATCCCATGCCTCTAGTGCATAAGCCGCGTCTGCGGAGTCAAGAATACCTTTAGCGAAGCGAGCTTCACCAGTAGCGTCTGTTTGGTACGGAGAAAACACAGTGCATTCATACTCTTGCGCCATAGCTTTCAATGCTTTACTAACTTCAATCTGTTCTGTCCAATCGTACTGACCACCACGAGATGGCATGTTAGAGCGTTTAACTTGATTAAGATAATCTACAATAATGACACCAACATTCAACTTTTTAACTTTCTTATCTAACTCTGCCCGAATCCTGGCTAGTGTTAGAGAAGGATCGTAGACCACGTCCATCTGCTGAGTCGGGAGAAGCTCGCAGTTGTTCTTTAGGTCATCGGAAAGCGTATCAAAGTTTCTGTGGTCTCTATATTCTTTTAAACGTCCTTCACTACCTTGGTAGCGTGCTGCCCACCATATGGCTACTTTCTCCCACTCAGTAACACTCAGATTCTTAGTGCGTAAGCGGGCGAAAGGTACTCCAGTAGCTATTGAACATATACGTTGAAATACTGATCTACTATCCATTTCGATAGTGAAATATATAGAAGATCGTCCAGAATTGTAAACATTATTGGCAATGTTAGCACAGGTGAGAGATTTTCCAGCACCACGACGACCTCCAACAAGAACCAAGTCTCGGGGGGAAAACTTAATCTCGTGGTCATAGTCTGAATTTAAGCCTAAGCCTAAGTACTTGGAAATCTCTGCTTCTGGCTCGAATAGAGGAATACGTTGCATATTCTCTGCTGGCTCTTGCAAATCGACCTTATCCTCGATGTCTAAGACGATCTGATGCAGCTGACCTACAGACTCATCTGCATCCGCAAAGAGTACAGAGTTGTCTATATAGTTCTCAAGAGAGTTGAGTATTTCTTTCTGAGTATACTCATTTTTTAGGTACTCTAGTAGAATATCCGCATCAACGTCTACATCTACACTTTCAACGGCAAACACTTTTTCTTGTGTCTGTCGATCTCTAATACCTAACTTGAGGTTATCGAACGTGGGAAGCGAATGAAAATTTTCACAATGCTTTTCAATGAGCTTATGCAGCACATGGAATTCTGTAGGCAGATATTCTCTACGCAGGTAACTCCAAGTCTCGAAGTCCTGTGTAGTAATAACTTGCTTTAGTAAAGCACTTGCAATATTCAAAAGTTCCCCCGAACAATAAAAAGCCAACACACGCCAAAAAGAGATGTGTTGGCTAGAGTTTAGATTCTATTACTGAGCTGCTTTAGCAGCTTTAGCAGCACCATCGTAATCAGATGCAGCAGTACCACGACGGGTCAACATAGTCTTAACACCGCGAGCAGTTTTGCCGATTGACTCAGCGATAGCTTCGACAGTCATGTTAGCAACGTCGAGGTCTTCGAATGGATCACTCTTGTCAGTACCTTTCGTGAACTCTTGACGTGGGATTGCATCAATCTCGCCAGCCCGTAGGAGGCTAAGAGCCTTACCACGAACAGAGTTTACACTACGATCCATTGACTCAGCAATAGCTTCTACGAAAGCACCATCATTGACCATAGCAATGAAAGTAGCTTCTTCTTCTTCGCTGTACTTACGAACATTCTCGACTTTAGGAGCGGGCTTAACGTGTGCGGTCAGCTCCATAGAGAGGATCTTGCCTTGGATTGACTTAGGCTCGAAAGAACCGCCTTCAAACAACTCAGCGATTTGAGCGTAAGTATATTGACCACTGTTGTCTGCTACGAAAGCAGCCAGAGTAGCTTCTTGTGCTTCAGAGTAAGACTTGCCTTTACCGGCAGAGGCCAGCTCTACATCAAAGCCCATCTTTCGCAGCTTGCTAGAGATAGAACGTGTAGAGGTCTCAAGCAGCAAGGCTGCTTCGTTTACAGTACCGTATGATACTGGGCTTTCGTCACCGACGAAGGCTGTAAGTTGTGCTGAACGATCATCGTTCCATTTTGGGGTAGTAGCCATCTTTAAATATTCCTTTAAGGTTTAATTAACTCGGGTATGGTAGTCACTATGACTCCTTTGTCCCGAGCAGTTTTAGTTTTAATTGATTCGATTCCTGACTCATTAATTAAATGAGTACAGTCTTTAGTAAGTGTTGACTTAACAATAAAGCCATTTTGTTCTAAATAAGAGGTAGCTTCTGATTTACTAGAAAAACTCTTTAGTTTTCCTGTAATACATACTATACCAGCTATTCCATTTGTTGGTATTATATTCTTTGCTTTATTGAACTTAAAACTAAATGGGAGATACCCATCGTAGAAAGCATAAAAGTCTTTGTGAAGCCATTCCATTAAACTATCCGTGGCTTTTGGGCCTAGGCCAGCTTCAACACAGGTTTCTCTACTGATCTCACTAATACAAGTAATTGTTGTAGATAACTTTCTGGTTGCGTGCGTACCTATCAAGGGGATACCTAATGCGGGCAAAAGAATATCCAGAGAAGCAGATTTTGAGTTCTGGATCTCGGAATATAATTTTGCTGCAAGTTTATCAGATGAGAGACACTCTGCTATCTGAGCCTCAGATAAGGCATAGATCATATCAAAATCAGTAATACCTAACTTAGAGATACTACTTGGGCCTAGACCCTTGATCTTGAGTACTTTCGCAAAGTGCTCTACTTTTTTCTGACACTGTGAGGCACAGGACGTGTTCTCACAATACAAAATATGATTAACAAAAATCAACTCCGATGCACAGCTAGGGCAATGCGTTGGGGCTTCAATTGAAATCATCTAAACTCTCCTTAAATCTGAATGTATATTATATATATCTTTAGGTATAATGTCAAGTACTATTTTTCGAAAGCTATTAACAATCTCCAATTCGTCTAACAACACGAGGTATAATCTCGCCTGACCTAATGATTTCAACCATACATCCAATCTCTAAGTTAAGTCCCCGAATGTACTCAATATTGTGCAGTGTAGCTTTAGACACAGTAGCCTCGCCAACCATTACTGGCTGAAGAATGGCTACAGGACTAACAACTCCGGACTTGCCGACTTGCCACACAACATCAAGCAATTCAGTTACTACTCCCTCTTTCTGCTCTTTCAAGGCAAAGGCACCACGTGGGTGGTGGGAAGTATATCCCATACTATCAAACTTTTGGTTATCATCTATCCGATAGACTAAGCCGTCGGTAGGATAACTACTCGAATCGAAACTATATACCGTGTTGAAACATTGCGCTTCTAGGTACTTCATAGTTCCAGTCCAGGTTTGGATACTAGAACCTTGCAAGGCATAAGCGATGAAGGTCAACGGGCGAGTACGAAACTCACTCATATCCTTCAGGTTTAGAGAGCCTGATGCAAGGTTACGAGAGTTTGGGACACTCGAAGGGCAAACTACTTCTCCAGTTACCTGGATAACTCCTTGAAGCGGGATAGTTTCAGGAACAAGAGTTTTCATCTTGTCTGTAATATCTCGTCCCAGATTGCCGTCTCCCCGAGTAAGTGCTATAGCTAATTTTCCATTTACATATACAACAGCTACGGCGGCTCCATCCAGTTTGGGTGTTACTATGTAACTACCAAGGTCAGGGGCTTTGGAGATGTCAAAATACTTTTGCAAAGAGTACATACGATACAGGTGTGGGACACCGTCAGTAACGGTATGACCTACAGAATTGTAGTTGTATATCTCTGCCAGACGATCAAACTCTTCATCGGAAAGCTGAGGCTTTCCTTCGTAGTATGCTTCTGACAGACTCTTTAAGTATTCTTCCAATTGCTAAACCCCCACTGAATGAATGTATATTATACAAGGTAATAAGACTAAAGTCAAGAACTATTTTTATGTTAGAGGGAAAATCTCTCTGACTATCTCGTCAACTTCTGCTAAAGATAGAATCTCGCATAAGCCAATGAATAGTTCCCTAGAATTACTTAGATCCAGAGGCATAGAGATACCTTCCGGAGAAGGCTTCCATTCCTCATCAAAGTCTAAATAAAACTTTCGTAAACCAAGATACTCAGTACCTCGGAATATATTAACGGTAAGTCTAACTTGTATCTCTTTAACTGCATCATAATGAATAACACGAGAATACGCATCAGGGGATTCGTGAATCTCCATTAGCGAGCACCTGTATTTTTCAATATAGCAGAAAGAGGTGTCACACTCGTTACATAGCTGGGTTTTAATAACCGATAAGAATCGGTATCCCAACAAAATAACAGCAGTGTACTATCGGTTTCTTTTGCTCTATTAATTTTTTGTTGAACATACGGCGTACTAAAATCTAATGTGCAAACATTGTACTTTAGTTTCTTACTATTCTCACTCCGATAGGTGATAATAGCATCTCCGTATTCTTCAACAAGCTGTGTTAATTGTTCTTTTCTCACAGTTATTCCTTTGAAGCAGGTTAGCAGAATCTTCTACTGTACTGTTTGCTAAGGTTTAGAGAAAAATGCGTCGTATTTTTGATGAGCAGGCAACGCTATCCTCCTGCTTCGGAGAGGTACTAGCTCGATCCGATTAGTTGTTGATGGCGGCAATAACAGTAGCAAAATACTGTGCGGCTTTACCAGTCAACTTACTGATGATTTCGTCATCTACTTCCTGCCCTGCTGAAGTGATTGCAGCAGTGAGGCTTTCTTGCGCGTCAGCTTTGGAAACTCGTGTACTACCTGTAGGGGCAGCTGCAGTCTTACCGGCTGCTGGGGTCTTTTTGATATAAACGCCAGCTTTAGTAAGAATCATACGAACGCCGTTAGGGGACTCTTCGTACTCGTCTGCGATTTCTTTTACAATTTCCATACTGTTTTCTGGGGTAGGTTCTGCTGCTTCGTATGCTTCAACTACTGCTGCTTTCTTTTCGTCTGTCCAAGCCATTTTTCTATTCCTTTTGGTAGTGTTTTTTATTCCTGGGCAAGTACCCAGTGCTCTAAGCTGTTGTTCGTAAAAGCGATTTCCCATTGCTTTCCTCATCTTGTAAGTGTATATTATACTAGGATATACCAAGTGAAGTCAAGAATTATTTTTCAAAGGGTGTGTAAATCTACTCCGTATTCTTTTAAGTGTTCTAAGCTGCCAAGATCATATGCAAGAGAGAAAGCTGAAAAACCTGATTTTCTCTTCTCGTATACACTGTCATTTTCATTTCGAGTAAGTACATAGATAGCGTAACACTTGCTAGTATACTTATTCTCATAATTTACGTCTGAGTACCCAGGTCTTTCTGCCTGATAGTCTACTGAGATTTCGTCCTCAATAATGGCGGAGCTGTGATACTTCGCAGACCAAACTATATCCCCAATGTTAAAACTTTCGGCTGTACATTGTTCTGGTAGATAGTCTACTTCCGTACTGTCCTCTCCCCCAACTCGCTCTGGTACTCCTACTCTCTCAATAATAGCTTTTACAAAAGCTGAGGAGCGGTATAGACCTTTTGCAATATCTGCAATAGGCTCACCTCGTAGATACCCCGCTACTGATTCTGCTACTTCCTGCTTGGTAGCGGCTCGGCCTCTATTCTTCTTTTTACGAGAAGCAACATACTCTAGCTGCTCATAATATTCTGATATAATTTTATCTAATCTAGTAGTATTGTATGCGATATTTAAGATATCACACGCTTCTTTTTTAGATATCGGTTTTTTTATTTGTTCCGTAGGCTGCCCCGAAGGCTGAACTCCAGGTGTAGACGGGTTTAACAGCGAAATTACTTTCTTTATGTTGCTCGCTGATAAGTTTTCGTATTCCTTCTTCTTTACTCTTCTGCTCAAGCTCTATCTCCAATTTGAATAGTAAACAACATATAGCGTGTGCTAAATGGCTGTGCCCTGAGTCTTCGTCTAGTGTCTCTCCATCAAGGTGTGAGAATATGTGCCGAAGTGCACCACCCGTGTATCTGTTCTGAAGGTTATCTAGCTTGCGCCAGTTTTCTTCATCGTACTTCTCTGCCCCGAACGTAAGAACATTACTTACTTCTACTACCGCTTTAGGCGGCAGCAGGTACATTCTAGGCTTACTGCTGTCGTATTTTTTACCTTCCATCATTGTTCCTCTCTCTTGTTAGATATATTATAATAGCTTTCACCTCTTGTAGTCAACAAATAATTTGCTAATCCTACGGCACTATTTATAGGAGGCGAACACACAAAGCACTTAGAATCTGGAGTTAAAAATTCTACATTACTCCAGCACGTCATACATTTGTAGACAGGAGGTAACTCATATGTACAAAGATAACAATGGTTACCTACTCCAATTAGTCTTTTACATTCTTTTTGACACTTAGGGCATTTCATGATCAGCACCTATTTGCGGGAAGTGTTGCACTATAATATCCCAGCACTTTTCTGCTATTTCCATATGTTCTTTTTGAGTACCGTTCGACCTGCGCAGATCACAGTAATGTACCCAAGAACGTAAGCTACCTGCCATATACATAGTAGTCTCTGTATTACCTTCTGGTAGTACAGCTCTTGCTTGTTCTTTTGCAATGCCATTGTCTAATGCCCAATGATATACTTCTTTTGCTTTACTAATAATGGAGGCTTGTTGCATATTCCATTCTTCTGATAATTCTTTATTATCAGTCTCATAAGAGTTCTGTCGATTTGTCTTATCCTGCATTCTAGCTTCACGGGTAGTATAGTTTTCACTTACTGCATAACGCTGGCTAAACTCTTGAAAAGCAAAAGATCGGTGTCTTAAAATCTGCCTACCAATATCTCTAGTAGTTTGGATTTCAATAGTTAAGTGTACCATTTCCAGTGGAGACCAATGGTTCTCTTTGATTAAGTATCTAATCAACTTACCAGCAGTCTTAGTATTATTTTGGTTCGCAGGATTACTTACCCTAGCAGCATAAGCTACTAAGTTTTCGGCTGTATAACACTCTGAATACGCGGTAGGCTTACTTAGTGATATTAAATTTACTTTACTCATTCTTCTTCCTCTAAACAATAATATGGGCCGGAGTCTGGTTCTGTATACCACCAGCGTTCTTCTAAAGCATTAGGGCAGCGTTCAGGCGTACCATAACCGTCACCATTAAGATACTCTCCACAATTTGGGCATGATTCATCCATTTCTTGGTATCCTTTGTGTTTGCTGTAGCCTTTTTTAGCCTCTACCTTGCGGTCAATAAATACTTGCGCTTTATTATAAGCTCTGGCGTGTTTTGCTACAAAATTATTTTTCATTTTCTTGATATTCTTTGGTCGTAATCTGCGAGACTCTCATCCCACCAATACGGCTTGTCTCTATGCTTCCACGAAGCGAACGTAGCTTTGTCAAGCATATAGAAATTACGATAAGACTGTATAGGATCGCTATAGTCTTTTAACTCTTCGGTCATTGCGAGTGCGAACTGAGTAAACCCATGGTCTTCCATATTCTTTGGCTCTGGTAAATTCATTAGCATTTTCATGCTTTTGTGTTCACTACCATAACGATAGTGTGCCTCACTACCAAGAGCAAAAGCATAGTTATTTGTCCAGTAAAAGTTTTCTAGCGAA